GACGAGTTGCAAGCCAAACAACTAGCGGTGCTGCTGATACATCTACATTGCAAAATGTTCTTGGTTTGGCTGCTGTTGGTGGTGGTCTATACAAGAATCTAGGCGGCTCTACTGGAATTAGTAACTTGTGGAATAGCGGTACTAATTGGTTAACTGGTGGTTCTAATATGGGTACTATTGATGCAACATCACCTGCCCTTAGCTCTAACTGGTGGGATTAAATCATGGCTGGACTATTAGACATTTTTGGTACTAGCGGTGCAGACACAATGGGTCTGCTTGGTATGTCGCCTGCTGACATTCAGCGTAGCCGTGATGATGCACAAGCACAAGCCTTATATGCCTTAGCAGGACGATTGTTCCAAGGAGGTAATACTGGCGCATCTATTGCTCAAGGTTTGCAAGCTGGTCAGCAAGCATATCGTGGTGGTATGCAAGAATCATTGCAAAATCAATTGCAAAACACTCAATTGCAAGAATTGTTAAAGAAACGTCAAGAAGAGCAACTTGCTAAACAATTGTTTATGCGTGGTTACCAACCTGCTGTTGCTGGTACAGAAGCAAAGCCAGTTGAAGAAGAAGGTCGCTACTTAGGTGAAACTCCTGCTGTAGCTGCACAACCTGCTCGGTTTGATATTTCTAAAGTAGCACCAGAATTAATTGCAATGGGTGGTACTGGTCAAGCATATCTGAAAAATGCACTTGATTTACAGCAAGCAATGGGTGGTAAAACTCATACTCTTGCTGAAGGTGCAAAACTTGTTCGTGAAAATCCATTAACAGGAAAAGTAGAAACTGTTGCTGAAGGACAAGCAAAAGAGAAGGCTACACCAGCAGAAATTCAAGGATATAACTTAGCTGTTAATCAAGGTTATGGTGGGTCTTTCTTAGATTATCAAACAGCACTTAAAAAAGCTGGAGTACAAAATACAATTGTTAATGTTGCTGGAAAAACATTTGCATCTGAGTTTTCTAAGGGTGCTGGTGAAGCTGTTAATAATGCATTTGCTTCTGCTCAAGGTGCTGTAGGTACATTGGGACGAATTGAAACACTTAAGCCAATTCTTGAGGGTGGAAAACTATTCTCTGGAACACTTGGTTCTTCTCAGGTTGCAGGAGCAAGAATTGCAGATGCTTTAGGAATTGGTGGTAAAGACAATACTGAAAGACTGCAAAATACATCACTTGCAATGCAGCAACTTGCTGGACTTGAGCTAAATGCTGCTGAAGCAATGAAGGGTCAAGGACAAATTACAGAAAATGAACGAGCAACCATCAAACGCGCTGCTGCTGGTGATTTGATGAACATGACTGCAAAAGAAGTTTCTACTTTGTTAGGCGGTCTTGAAAAAACAGCAAACTATAAGATTAGTATCCATGAAAGCAATCTTAAGCGTTTGAAACAAAACCCAGACCTTGCTGCTATTGCTCAATATTATGAACTTCCAACTGTTCCAACAACTCCAACACTTGAAAATGTTGGCCTTCCATCTGGCGTAACAGTTAAGAGGAAATAATAATGGCTACATATGAAGTCACTATTGAAGGAAAAGGTACATATGAAGTCACTTCTGATAAAGAATTGACCGATACACAAGCATATCAATATGCGCTTGCTCAATCAAAAAATGAAAAGCCTCCTAGCGCACCAGTATCTGCATTAGCAGGGCTTGGTGCTGGATTTGGTCGTACAGTTTTAGGTGGTCAAGAATTACTTGGTCAAGGATTACAAAAATTAGGTGCTGAAACTATTGGGCAAGCAATTGAGCGTGATGCTCAAATGGGTCGTCAAAAACTAACACAAGAATTAGAGCAATACAAACAAGCTAATCCATTTTCTGCTGCTGGTGGACAATTAGTTGGTGAAGTTGGTGCAACTTTGCCTGTTGGTGGATTGCTTGCTAAAGGACTTTCTTCTGTTCCAGTATTAAGCACTAAAGTTGCGCCATTGATTGAAGCAATTAGAACTTCTGGTGGTTCTGCTGGTGGTGCTGGATTGGGTACAAGAGTTGCTGGTGGGGCTATTACTGGTGGACTTGGTTCAGCAATGATTGACCAAGAATCAGCAGGAACTGGTGCTGCGATTGGTGCTGCACTACCTGTTGTTGGTGCTGGAGTTTCTAAGTTACTTTCTTCTGGCGCACAACAAACACCTGAAGTTGCTGCTGCAATTAATGCTGCTCGTGAAGTTGGGTATGTAATCCCACCAACACAAGCAAACCCAACATTGCTAAATAGAATTCTTGAAGGAACTTCTGGAAAACTTACAACTGCACAAAATGCTAGTGCAAAAAATCAAGAAATCACAAACAAGTTGGCTGCTCGTTCACTTGGTCTTCCAGAAGATTCTTTGATTACTACAGACCTTTTAGAGAGTGTTCGTAAAACTGCAAGTCAAGCATATGATGCGCTTGCAACATTGCCAGTTAAAGAAGGCACAAAAGCCAATACTTTAATGAACACTCCTGAAATTGCAAAAATTGACCCCAAACAAATGGTCTATGACTTGCGTGTTGCTCGTAATGAGTCTAATGCTTATTATAAAAATTATGATAAGACAGCAGACCCAGAAGCATTGACTAAAGCTAAAAACTTTAAAGCAGAAGCTTCAAGGCTAGAAACATCATTGGAAAATTATGCAAAAGCACTTGGATATAACGAATTAGTGCCAGAGTTGCGTAATGCTAGACAGCTTATTGCAAAAACATATACAGTAGAAAAAGCATTAAATAAAACTACTGGAACTGTTAATGCACAAAAACTTGCATCTGATTTGGAAAAGGGTAAACCTCTTACTGAAGAACTTAAACAAGCTGCTGAATTCGCACAGCGTTTTCCTAAAGCAACAAGAACTCCAGAACAAATGGGAAGTTTGCCTCAATTTAGTCCATTAGATGTTTATGGTAGTGCTGGAATATCTGCTGCTTTACAAAATCCTGCATATTTAGCTTCTATGGTTGCTAGACCTACAGCTAGAGCCGCAGCATTATCTCCATTTGTTCAAAACAGACTTGTTCAAAATCCAAATGACATATCTCAATTGCTTGAGATTTTAAGAGCATCTACGCCTTCTGCAATTTCAGGCTTATATTCAGATTAAGGATTAACATGGCAAAGACCAAGATTTCGGAATACAGCAGTACCGCTAATAATAATAGCGATATTGGTTCTGTAAACATTGCAGAGGGCTGTGCGCCATCTGGTATTAACAATGCCATCAGGATTTTGATGAGCCAGTTGAAGAACTTTCAAGATGGTTCTGCTGGTGACAATGTAACTGTTGGTGGCAATTTATATGTAACTGGAACTACTACTAATACAGGTGCAATTACTGCATCTGGTGGTATTAGTGGAAATATTACATCGTCTTCTGCAACAATTACTGGCGGTACTATCAATGGTGCTGTTATTGGTGGTTCATCTGCCCAAGCAATCACAGGAACGACAGTAACAGCCTCTACAGGCTTTGTAGGCGGTTTGACAGGCAATGTTACTGGTAACACCACAGGAACTCACACAGGTGCTGTAACAGGCAATGTGACTGGTAATCTGACAGGTAATGTCACAGGAAATGTAACTGCTGCTTCTGGTACTTCAACATTTAACAATGTCCAGATTGATGGCACATTGGATATGAGTTCTGGAACAGTAGGAACAATTACTGGTCTTGCTACACCAACAAATTCAACAGATGCTGCTACAAAAGGTTATGTAGATACTGCTGATGCTTTGAAGTTGAATCTGTCTGGTGGCACTATGTCTGGTGCTATCGCTATGGGTACAAACAAGATTACAGGTCTTGGTACTCCAACTGCTGACGCTGATGCTGTTACTAAGTCTTATGTAGATGCTATTGCTCAAGGTATTGATGCAAAAGCCTCTGTGGTTGCTGCTACAACAACTAACATCACTTTGTCTGGTACACAAACAATTGATGGTGTAGCGGTATCTGCTGGTGACCGAGTATTGGTTAAAGACCAATCAACATCTGCTAACAATGGTATTTATTTAGCTTCTGCTAGTTCATGGACTAGAACAACAGATGCTGATGCTTGGACTGAGTTGGTAGCTGCTTACACCTTTGTTGAGGGTGGAACAGTAAACGGCTCTAATGGTTATATCTGTACTGTGGCTGCTGGTGGTACTTTGGGAACTACAGCAATCACATTTGCTCAATTCTCTGGCGCAGGTCAAATTACTGCTGGCGCAGGTTTGGTAAAGTCTGGCAATACTTTAAATGTTCAGACAGCATCATCTAGCCGAATTGTTGTAGGTGCAGATGAAATTGATTTAGCAAATACTGGTGTTTCAGCAGGTACATATAAGTCTGTAACTACAGATGTATATGGACGCATTACAGCAGGTACTAATCCAACAACTATTTCTGGTTTTGGCATTACAGATGCTTACACAAAGACTGAAGTTGATACTTCTCTGAGTGGTAAGTTATCTACTAGCGGTGGCACTATGAGTGGTGCTATTGCAATGGGTACTTCTAAGATTACTGGATTGGGTGACCCAACAAGTAACCAAGACGCTGCAACTAAGTATTATGTTGATGGCATCTTGGGAAGTGCAACATCTGCTGCGACAAGTGCTGCTGCTGCTGCGACTTCTGCCTCTAACGCTGCTACGAGTGCTTCAAATGCCTCTACAAGCGAAGGAAACGCATCTTCTAGCGCAACGGCTGCTGCTGCTAGTGCTACGAGTGCTGCAAACACTTACGATGCCTTTGATGACCGATATTTAGGCCCTAAATCAAGCGCACCATCTGTTGACAATGATGGTAATGCTTTGTTGACTGGTGCTTTGTATTGGAATACATCAACTAATAACTTGTTCGTATGGACAGGTTCAACATGGGCTAATGCAGCATTTACGGCAGGTTCATTTGTTACCTTGACAGGAACAGAAACCCTGACAAACAAGACTCTGACAAGTCCAGTACTGACAACTCCTCAGTTAGGAACACCTGCAAGTGGTACGCTTACAAATGCGACTGGTTTGCCTTTGTCAACTGGTGTGACTGGAACTCTACCAATTGCTAATGGCGGTACAGGCTTAACATCTTTGACAGCTGGTTACATTCCTTTTGGTGCAGGCACTTCAGCGTTTGGTTCTAGTGCAAATCTATTTTGGGACAGCGTCAATTCACGCTTGGGCTTAGGCACAGCTTCACCTTCGCAAAGACTACAGGTGAATGGCACGGCCTTGTTTGATGGCCTTAACGCCACTTCAGGTTCTTCAAACTACCCAATCCACATTACCAGTTCAAATGTCGCAAGTTATAAGTGGCAGATTGGTATGGATTCCAGTAGCAGACTGCAGTTCTATGATTCTGGCGGTAACGGCGTTGTCTTAGCTCTGGATCGCACTGGCAATCTAGGTTTGGGGGTTACGGCTCCGACAGCAAAACTCGACCTAGGCGGCGACTACAAAGAAGGCGTGGTCACAGCCAACACAACGACGGCCTATACAGTAAGCCTTGCGACTGGCACGGTTCAGATTCTGACATTGACTGGTAACTGCACCTTTACATTCCCAACTGCTACAGCAGGTAAGGGTTTCACAATGCTTTTGAAGCAAGATGGTACAGGTTCACGCACAGTAACATGGCCTGCAACAGTTAAGTGGCCTAGCGGTACAGCACCTACAATTACATCTACTGCCTCTAAAGGTGATAAGTTTGTCTTTGTAGGTGATGGCACTTATTGGTGGGGAAGCAATGCTGGTCAAAACTACCTGTAAGGAATAACTAATGTTTAGTTCACAAAACTCTCAGGTAAGTAGCGATGCCAACTGGATTGAAGAATGCTTCCAAACGTACCTTTACACAGGCAACGGCTTTACACAGACCATCACCAATGGCATTGATTTGTCTACTAAAGGCGGCATGGTTTGGACAAAAAGCCGGTCAGTAGCAAAAGACAATGGAATGTGGGACACAGTTCGAGGCGCTGGAACTGGAAGTGGGTCACCAAACAATAGAACCATTAGTTCGAATGGCTTAAACCTTAGCGCTTTTTATGCGACCGATTATTTATCGGCATTTAATTCAAACGGGTTCAATGTAACTTATGGAAACGCCACTTACAGTGTGGCAAACCAAAGCGGAACTACTTACGCGGGGTGGACGTTTAGGAAACAGCCCAAGTTTTTTGACATTCAGACTTGGACTGGCAACGGAGTAGCGGGCAAACAAATTTCGCATAGTCTAGGTTCAGTGCCTGGTTGCATTATGGTGCTTTGCACTACCGCTAACTATTCTTGGTTTGTGTATCACAGGAGTGCAAATGCAGGTGGCGCTACAACATCGTTGATGCTTAACAGCACTTCTGCGGCGGCAGATGAAGGCAATGCTGGAATTCAAAACCTTACATCTACAACCTTTGACCTTGGTGGTTCTGGAGCATATTCAACCAGACTAAATGATTCTGGGCAGACTTACATTGCTTACATATTTGCCCACAACGCAGGTGGCTTTGGTCTGACTGGTACAGACAATGTGATTTCGTGTGGGTCTTATACGGGTAATGGTTCTGCAACAGGTCCAACTGTGACGCTTGGTTACGAGCCTCAATGGGTGTTAGTTAAAAAGTCATCAGCGTTGGGAGATTGGGTGCTGTTTGACAATATGCGTAGCGGCTTAATGCTTGCAGGAAATACGTTTGCATTGTTCCCAAATCTTTCCGATGCCGAAAGTTCTCCAAATGGGGCAAACGACATAAATGCGACCGCAACTGGTTTTAATTTGGTGAGCACTTCAGGCTCCACAAACACATCAGGAGCAACCTACATCTACATAGCCATTCGTAGAGGCCCGATGAAAGTGCCTACGGATGCGACTAAAGTGTTTAGTCCTGTTGCTCGTGCTGGTACTTCAACAGCAACTTCAGTAACTACTGGATTCCCTGTTGACTTCATCATGTCAAAAGGCAGAAACCCATCAGTAGGCCTTGGTGAAAACTGGGGTGATTTCGATAGGCTTCGTGGTCTTGCTGTTTTATCAAGTAACAATTTCAGCGCTGAATTTACTTATCCAACATACCAGTTAGGTATTGCCGACTTTGCAAATAACACTGGCATGAATTTGTCAGCCAGCGACAACGATTATGGATACATCAACAAATCTGGATATAACTATGGGACGTATTTTATGCAACGCGCCCCATCGTTTATGGATGTGGTTTGCTATACAGGGAATGGAACAATTGGTAGAACCGTTGCACACAATTTAACAGTAGCTCCTGAATTGATTTTTGTTAAAAGAAGAGACACAGGCGGATATTTGTGGCGCGTATATACCGGTGCAACTACCGCTCTTGAGCTGAACACCAATGTCGCAGAAGTGACGGACTTGTACTGGAATAACACAGCGGCAACCGCGAGCGTTTTCTCGCTCTATTCTTACGGGCAAGTCAATGCGTCTGGTGGAGCTTATGTTGCGTACCTGTTTGCCTCCTGCCCCGGCGTCTCTAAGATCGGCAGATACACAGGCACAGGCGCAACGCAGACAATTGCTTGTGGCTTCGCAGGCGGCGCAAGGTTCGTCCTTATCAAGCGCACCGACAGCACGGGTGAGTGGTACGTCTGGGATACGGCTCGCGGCATGGTTGCGGGCACTGATCCTAAGCTCGCGTTGAACTTGACATCAGCAGAATCAAACGCCAACTGGGTTTACACAACAACTGGCGGCTTTCAGATCGTCACCAGCGACGCAAACGTGAACGCCAGCGGCGGCTCTTACATTTATTTGGCAATTGCATAAAGGAACATCATGCAAGTAAGAATCAGAGAAACAGGCGCAGTAATGTACGAAGGAGAGTTTCGTGCGTTATTTCCAAACACTTCAATGCCCCAACAACTGACTGAGGAACTACTCAACGACTTTGGTGCTGATGTAGTATTTGAAGGCCCACAAGCAAGTCCTACACGCTATCAGTTTGCTTTTGCTGATGGTGTTGAGCAGATTGATGGTAAGTGGTACACAAAGCACTCAGTAGCCGACATGGAGCAAGAGGCTAAAGATGCTTTAGACGCAACTCAAGCTGAATCTATGCGTAAACAGCGTAATGAAAAACTATCTGAGTGTGACTGGACTCAGGTAGCTGATGCTCCTGTTGATAAGACAGTATGGGCTACATATCGTCAAGCCTTGCGTGATGTAACTTCACAGGAAGGATTCCCTTGGACTGTTAACTGGCCTACTAAACCATGACAAATGAAGCAGTATCAACAAAAATAGCATCGGTAGCAACATATGGAGGGTCTAGTGCAGCAATCATCTTTGGTCTAACAGCTAATGAGTTTGCAGCTATCTCTGGTGTTGTAATTGCTTTGTGTGGTTTATTGGTTAATATCTATTTCAAGCATCAGCATTTAAAAATTGCTAGGGCATCGGCTAAAGCTGATGAACAAGAAAAATGATTGAATGGGCTGAGGCATTTATTGCAGCAGCATTTTTCAGTTGTTTTATTATTTTTTGCACCATTGTTGTTGTATGGTGCTTTCCTTGATTTTGGCTGTATCTATTGAATACAGGTGTGTTAAGTGGGTTTGGGTTGGCGATGTGTACAACAGAAAAACCTACTGTATTGAATGGAAAAAGGTTGAAAAGAGATGATTCCATTAGACCCGATGGCAGCACTCGATGGCTTACAAAAAGCCATTGGGATGGTCAAGAAAGCTAGCAAAGTTGCAAATGACCTAGCTGGTTTGACTCCCATGATTGGCAAGATGTTTGATGCCAAGAGTGCTGCAACTAAAGCGATGATTCAAGCCAAGAGCAAGGGTGGCTCTAACATGGGTGCTGCCTTGCAAATTGAGATGGCTCTCGATGAGGCAAAGAGATTTGAAGAAGAACTCAAGATGCTGTTCCAAGCTACTGGACGAGCAGATGTTTGGCAAAAGATTAAAGCTAGACAAGCAGAGATGGACTTGGCTGATGCTAAAGAGATTAGCGCACTCAA